CACTTTTCCCTGATATTCTTTTAAAGCTGATTCAGATAAAGTATAGGCCGTAGCCAATGCTGCATTACGACGAGTGTTTACAGAACTTGCCCCAATCAGGCATATTATGGATAAACCTCCGGTTATAGCAGCAGGAATATAACACGTCCAGGTCGCTTTAATTAATTCAATTGGCGTAAGTTTATCCACATCGATTTCTTCTTTTCTTTCTTCAATAAGAATAAGAGCTTTAGGAGTGGCTCTAACTGCCATTACTGTCGTTGTAACCATTCCAGCGATACCGATGCCCGTTAATATCTCTGGACTGTGCTTACTTATTGACATTCGTATTCCCTTAGCAATTTTAGATAAATTTGGTTTATTCATTGTTTCTTTCTCCTTTTTCAAATAATCATATTAATAAAGATTGAATAGTTTCTGCCACATCTATGGCTAATATAAACTGCTGTTTTTGCTCTTTGGCTAGATGAGCAAAACAAATCATCTTAAGAATAAACTCATCTATAACCATATCAGCAGTTGTAAACGGATTATCCATAAGCGATTCTATAATTTCGTATGCCGCCCATCTTTCGTAACTTCGTTTTTCGAATTCCTCTTTTGGCCAGTCAGTGCCAGGAGGACAAAGGACCTGAATATTTGTTTGCTTACCTGGATTGGTCGCTTGTGGAACGCCGCCGCCATAAACTTTATAACCTTCCATTTCGAGAATATAAAGAGCTTGTTTCATTTTTTCTTTAGAGATTCCTAATTCACGCTCAACACCAACACCAACGTCGATCATACCTTTTTCATCAACTTGTTTCTTTAAAAATTCGGCAGTTTTTCTAGCCTGATTCATGCGAGCTTCAGCATCTTCGTTAAGAAGGGAGCGAATCGACGAGTCGTTTTTATAACCCATCTTTTCTGCAATTTGATTAAGAGAATATCCCTTCTCTCTTAAACTTTTAGCCGTGGCAACTTCGAGAGATCTTCTTTCATCTTTTGCTAATCCGACTTGTGTTCTGAGCTGAGTAGTTGTTAAACCCATGTATTCTGCTATTTCTTTCTCGCTCATACCGGATTTCTTTAATTCATTTACTCTGCTGAGAAAATCGCCGCTACGCTGATACGGGTTTTTACCTGAACCCCAAGGATAACGTCCGGAACGTCTCGGCATACCGTAATGTTTTAAAATATCTTCCGCAATGGGATTCATGCTTTAACCCTCCTCTGCTTTAATTTTTGTTATCAGTTTATCAAAAGTAATAATCTTATCCATGATTATTTCAATATCCTCTGCTGTAGGTTTGTGATGTAAGATTTCGTCAGACTGATAAATTCTCAATTCTATGTCAATGTCCGAAGGTTTAATTCTGTACTCCAAACAAAAAAGAGCAGCATATATTTCAAGCTGTTCCATTCGTGCGGGAATAACGCCTGATTTATAATCGTGAATCCTTAACAAATTATTTCGAAAACAAATCGCATCAGCTGTTCCAAAACAATTTTCTGAATAATATAAAGGTTGTTCTACTGTCATTCGAAAACCAATCGCATCATTCACATACATGTTTAATGTCTTTCTAGATCTGGGTAACTTCTGACCGAGTCTAATGCATTGAGCTGCAAATTCGTGTAACACTGTACCTCTTTGTGCTGCCGTGTATTTGGAATATGATTCGACTAATTTTGTTTCATCGTAATTTATCCAATGATATTTACTAGCACCAAGAAATGCATGTTGCCCTTCAAGGTTTGAATGTTTGTTGAAGTTCATGCAATACCTCCTCTTTATTTTCCGGACATATAAATCTTGAGAATGACATCTCATTCATACGCCCGACATAATATTCTTGATTCGGTTGTTTCTTTGCACTCGCTACTTTTTTACATTCCAAAGTGGCCCACTTGTTTTCGAACAAAACTAATAGGTCAGGAATTCCTTGAATATAACCCGAGTCAAGTTTCATTACCATACATCCCGGAAATATCATTTTTAATTCTCGGATGAGATTCGCTTGAAAGTCTCTTTCTAATTTAGAACTACTGGCCATAAGCGGGCCTCCTTTCTTGTTTTTAAACAAACGAAAAAGAGAAAGTAAACGCCGGTCGCG